GAGGGCGAGATCATTCACTACACCACACGATACGGCTACTTGGAGGGCAAGGCAGCATGAATGTAAGAATGGGCGTTATTGAAATGCCAAAGAGCCACTACTTTGATAACTGTGAAACGCTCTGCGAGACATTCTCAGTGTTGAAGTTCGCACCCTTCCGGGTTGTCGAGAATTACGGGAGCCTGATGCTTTCGATTATCGGCATATCCCCGGCATTTGACGAGGTAGACGATTCAGGCATGGCTCCCTTGTACTTCCTCAGATCGAAGCAAGGCGAAAATGGTATTGAGGTAGAGATCAAGCGGGAAGGCGGTGAGTTCGTACCCGTAGAAACAGAAGAACGTATCCAATTCGCAGGAGTCCACTAATGAGCAAAGGGAGTTGGCCCAGACCAGTAGACCATAAGAAGTTCTCAGATAACTTCGATGCGATATTTGGAAAACCCAAGAAAGCAAAGCAGGTAAAGGCAGATGGCGGGAAGAAAAAGTAAGTATACGCCTGATATGCAACGCCTCGCAGATGAGTATGTAGATGGCGGGTACAAGAATGGCGCAGGCGAAGAATACGAGGCGCTTCCGTCAGTTGAAGGGCTGGCTACATACCTTGGCGTGGCTCGATCAACGGTATACAAGTGGGCAGATGAGGAGGACAAGTGTTCATTTTCGGACACCTTAGAGAAATTGCTGTCAAAACAAGCAACTATGCTCATCAATAAAGGGCTGATTGGCGACTTTAACTCCAACATCGTGAAGATGATGCTTTCTTCTCACGGCTACGCAGACAGAAAGCAGACTGAACACTCCATGAGTTCTGAAATGGCTGAGGCATTCGCCAGCGCCACGCAGAACAATTCTCCATTCGTACAGGTACCGGATTGAAGAACATCGAGGACAAGTGGTGGAGACTGAACAACCTCTACTACATCAAGGATAAAGGCGGCAATAAGGTCAAGCTGCAAGTGAATTGGGCGCAACGTCTGCTGCTCAAGAATATGTGGTATCTGAACATTATCCTGAAGGCTCGACAGCTAGGCATGACCACGCTGATTCAGATTTACTTCCTTGATCAATGTCTGTTCGGTGAGAACGTGAGTGCGGGTGTGATTGCTCATAACCGGGAAGATGCTGAAGCGTTCTTTGATGACAAAATAAAGTTCGCTTACGACCATCTTCCTGATTGGCTAAAAGAGAAGGTTCCGGCTCGTTCAGACAGCGCGAGAGAGCTTTCATTCGCCAATGGGTCAAAGATCAGGGTAGGTACGTCCATGCGCTCAGGGACGCTACAGTACCTCCATGTTTCTGAGTTCGGGAAGATATGCGCGAAGTACCCGGATAAGGCCAAGGAAATTATTTCCGGTTCTTTGAATACGGTGGCTAAGGGCCAGTTTATCTTCATCGAGTCCACGGCTGAGGGTGATGGCAAGTTTAAAGATATGTTCTATGAGGCTTGGCATAACCCTGACAATCTATCTGAACTTGATTACAGAGCGCATTTCTACCCTTGGTGGCAGCATCCAGAGTACGTCCTAGAGGGCGTTACCCCCTTTATTGATGACGCGATGAGGGAGTATTTCGGTGAGCTTGAGGCTACGGAAGGCATAAGGCTCACGACAGAACAGAAGGCTTGGTACATCACCAAAAGCAAAGATCAGGGCGATATGATGAAGCAGGAATACCCTGCTACCCCTGAAGAAGCATTTTCCAAACTCCTAGAGGGAGTCATTCTCGCAGAGCAGTTGAAGTCAATGCGGAAAGAGGGCCGCATATGCAGGCTTCCGGTAAACCGCCATGCCCCTGTAAACACGTTTTGGGACTTGGGCCTTGATGATTTCACTTCCATCTGGTTTCACCAGAGAGAGGGCGAATGGGACTGTTTCATCAAATATTACGAGTACCGGGACGTTGATATTGCGTGGTATGCCGAGAGGCTTGCTGACTTCGCTCGTGAGAATGGTTGGGTCTATGGGCGGCACTATGTACCCCATGACGCAACGAAGCGGCAGGAGACAGGGCTTGGGTATCTGGAGAGGAAGGTAGACATACTGCAAAGGCTCGTACCCGATAAAGTTGAGCTTGTGCCTCGAATCCCTGTCCTGAATGACGGTATCGAGATGCTGCGTGGTCGTATGAGTCGGTACAAGATCGACGAGGAAGGCTGTGCTGACGGTATTCTCAGGCTAGAAAATTATATGTGGAAGTCTGACCCCAATCCTGACCCCAAAGGCAGGACGGTATTCAGAAAGACCCCGAAGGACAACGATTGCCAACATGCTGCTGACGCAATCAGAACACACGCGCAGGGCTACAGAGGGCCGAAAGGCAGTTTTGCGGATCAGTTAGAGGAGCGCACTTCATCTAGCAGGGCGTATACCCGCAAGAAATCCTTTAACCCCATCACAAACCCATCTTATGAGCATGTGGTATGAAAGATAAATCAATGACAGACGAGCAGGTCAAGGCTTTCATCGGCAGGAAGGTAGCTTCCTCCATGAATGACGAGAGTGGTGATCTGTCTACAGTTCGAGAGAATTCACTGAAGCGGTATCGTGGCGACCAGTACGGCACTGAGCGCGATGGTTACTCGAAATACACGACCAGAGAGGTCTTTGAAACGGTTGAGTGGGTCATGCCCTCTATCCTCCGGGTGTTTACGTCAGGCGATAAGACGGTAGTCTTTGATGGCGTGAACGAAGAAGACGAGATGGCTGCTGACCAAGAGACTGATGTGGTCAATCACAAGGTTATGAAGGCCAATGATGGCGATGGCTTTCTGGCGCATTACTCGTGGTTTAAAGATGCGCTCATGTACCCGAATGGTTACATCAAGGCGTATATCGACGAGCGTGAAAGGGCAGAGACATCTGAATACAAAGGGCTTGATCCGGTTCAGTTGAGCATGTTGATGGAGTCTGAGGGTGTTGAGATCATCTCTCAGGATTCCCGCACTGAGATGATTCAGGGCCAGCCTGTCGAGTTGTTCGATGTGGAGGCCAAAAAGACTTGGACTGACTACAAGCTCAAGGTTGAATCACTGCCCCCGGATCAGGTGCTTGTTGATGATGAGTGCCACACCCCGAATATTGACCCGGATGAGTGCGGCTTTGTCTGTCACCGAGTACGCAAGACCTACACACAGTTAGTCGAAGAAGGCTTTGACCGTGAGAAGTTGGACGTTGCCGGGACTCGTGATGATTACACTTGGAATACAGAGAGCGTAAACCGCCTATTCCACGATGATGAGTCGCCAGATGGTGACGATAGCGAAGATGACTCTACTCGCCTTCTGTGGGTGCATGAGTGCTACACGCATATTGACGTAGACGGTGACGGCCTTGCTGAGTACCGTAAGATTGTCATGGTAGGCGGCGAGATATTCGAGAACGAAGAAACCGCCTATCAGCCTATTGTGTCGCTGTCCTCGATCATTATGACCCATACCCACGCTGGCATGAGCATGGTCGATGCGGTTGAGGACTTGCAGGAGTTGAAAACGACTCTGACCAGACAATTACTGGACAACATCTACCGCATCAACAATCGCAGGAAGTTCATCAACGAGGGTGCGCTCTTGGAGGATGGCACCACGATGGATGCGATGCTGAACATTCAGGCCGAGTGGATACCGTTACGTGGCGATCCTTCGATGAGTGTTGCGCCTGAAGTCACGCAGTCGATTGTAGGCGAGATGCTACCCCTGATTGACCATGTTGATTCACAGAGACAGATGAGGACAGGTATCGCGCCTAACCTCGCCCTTGATCCAAGTGTCCTGCAAGAGTCTACGATGGGCGCATTCATGGCAGGCATGGAGAAGGCATCAGAGCGTATCGAGATGCTGGTTCGGGTGTTCGCTGAGACAGGTGTGAAGCGGTTGTATCGCAAGGTTCACCAGTTGATCCGTATGTGTCCTGACATTGCCCATGCGGTGAAGCTCCGAGGCCAGTGGATTTCAGTTGATCCTACCCAATGGCGCGAAAGAACGGATATGACCGTGAATGTCGGGCTTGGCTTCAACAACAAGCAGCAGACTATTCAGATGGCAGTTCAGTTGCTTCAGATTCAGCGCGAGGCGATGCAAGCGGGTCTTGCGGATAAGGAAGAACTGTATAACACGCTTGAGAAGTTGATTAACGCTGCTGACTTCGGTGATGTAGGTGAGTACTTCATCAAGCCGGGATCAGAGCGCGATCAGATGTTGATGCAGCAGCAGCAGGAGATGGCGGCACAGGCTCCACCTGACCCCGCGATGATTGTGGCGCAGGCTCAGAGTCAGGCTTATCAGATGGACTCTCAGACGAAAGCGCAGAAGGCTCAGAGTGATGCTCAGTTGGCTATGGCTAAGGAGCAGAACGCGACCCAGATCAAGGCTCAGGAGCTTCAGTTAGCCTACGAGCAGCTTCAGTATGACCGTGAGAAGTTCCAAGTAGAGAAGGGCATCGAGGCTGAGGAATCCAAGGCCAAGGTGAGGAATCTACAGGCCGACACGATTAAGAAGCTGGAGGAAGCCGAGGCCGCGCAGCCGGGGGATCAGGTAGCGGATTACGTTTATGACCCTGAATCTGGAGTATTAAGTGCGGGATAATGACGGCGAAGTAAGCCTTGAGAAGTCAGTACAGGATCAGATTGCACTAGGCGAGACTAGCTAATGCCCACAGTCCAAATAGGCGATAAGCGGGTTCAGTTCCCTGATACGATGGGGCCAGAGGACATTCAGACCACGCTGAACGACAGGTTCCAGAAGGCGAAGCAATGGGGGGTTGATAACTCCAAAATCCTCTCATTCCTGTCTGAGATGCGCCCAGAAGATATGACTGCGCTAGGTACGTCGATGATCCCCGGAGTGGGTGATATTGCGGGTGCTTATGCGGATTACACCGACATTAAAGAGAACTGGGATGACTCCCCGTGGACTACGAAGGCGGCTATGGTTGGGGGCGCTGCGCTTGGTGCATTGCCGTTTGTGCCTTCACGCTCTCAGGTGAACGCTGCTGGTGATGTTGTAAAAGAGAAGATAAAGGCGCTACATGCCTCTCCTCACGACTTCGACCGCTTCTCAATGGATGCTATAGGCACAGGCGAGGGCGCTCAGGCTTATGGGTATGGGTTGTACTTTGCCGAGAATCCCGCAGTTAAGGATGAATATCTTGAGCAGTTCTCTCAGCCGAGGCTTGAGGTTGACGGG